GCTTGGAATGTACCGTGGTATCCCAATGAACTACATCCTCGTCGTGCTAAGTTGCCTGATGTGGGTAACAACTTTGAGGTACGTACGGTACGCACACGTGATTCAATTCCATTTTGGAATAAGGATAACGGCAAGATCATAGTAGGAACTAAGATTCTTGATGAAGATTACTACTCAGAGGTTGAAGTCTATGGCTGGTGCAACCCTGAAGAGTATGCAACTATGCAGTATAGAGATGAAGCCATCGGTGGATGGCGTGTACCAGTAACAGAGTTGAAGGAGTTCTAATGATCTGTCAGAACTGTCACAAGGCAGGGGAAGAGAACACTCTTACCCATTACAAGCGTGCCTCTAACTGGCACGATAAGTGCGACGACAAGGGGTGTGTATGCCAGCACAAGACTGGTCCAGGATACGTAAAGCGGGACGGTTCAAAGGTGCCGTTGATGCAAACACAATCCCCATAGGAGCAATAGTTCTGCACTATGGAGGGGAAGTAAGAGAGGGTAGGTCTGCATCAGTAAGGTGTTGCATCCATCCTGATAAAAGAAGAAGCGCTGTCATCAATACCTATGACAACTTGTTCTTCTGCCACACCTGCGGGAAGGGTGGTAACGCAGTCAATGTCGTAGGTATCATAGAGAACTTGGAGTTTAAGGATGCACTCAAAAGAGCAATCGAGATCCTTGCTGGAAGCGGTCAATCATTACAGCAAAAACCTGGACACAAAGGCAATAGAGTACCTAGAAGGACGTGGGATCTCTGAAGATATTGCCCAACAATTTTCTTTGGGTGTGGTAACAGACCCAATCAATGGTCACGAAATGCACGCGGGCTGGCTTTCTGTGCCCTATCTGACCGCACTTGGTATGTGTGTTGGTGTGAAGTTTCGCAGGCTAGATGATGGCAAGCCTAAGTACGGTGCACCGACAGGGCAGAAGGGTCACCTGTATAACGTGGCTGATGTCACCATTGATTCATCTAGTATCGTGGTATGCGAAGGTGAGTTAGATGCAGTAGTTGTATCAGGTATCTTAAACCTACCAGCAGTAGGAGTACCAGGAGTGCAGGCTTGGAAGCCACACTTTACTAAGTTATTTACAGGCTATGACATTGTGTATGTAGTTGGTGACAATGACATCAAAGAGGATGGCACCAACCCAGGTGCAGAGTTCTCACGCCGTGTGTCACAAGAGGTAATGAACTCACGTATAGTATCATTGCCCGCATCAATGGACATCAATGACTTCTATCTTACACACGGTAAAGATGAAGCGTTGAAATTATTTGGAGGCGTTTGATGTATGACAATGACCGAGAGCGAATGGGTCACGATGCTACAAACTTTGCAGCATTTGGGCTTCCGAATCCTAAGCCACGATCTATCAACGGAGACGATCTTAATAAAGCCATTGCCGACAAGGTAGACTTTGCTCACGTTAAGTTTGTTACTGATGTATGGGAAGTCTTAGATGGTGCAGGTAATCTGCTCATCAAGAAGCACAAGGACTACGGCCCAACCAACATCAGTCTGTCCCCTGGTGGACCGCTCAATGGTTTGCGTGTGCGTATGCACGATAAGACTGCACGCATCAACCACCTGATTGATACTGGTGCAACACCAGAGAACGAGTCGTTGCGTGATTCCTTTATTGATCTACTTAACTACAGTGCTATTGCACTGATGGTATTAGATGGTAAATGGCCTAATGACTGAGCCACACCCAGTAATCAATGACATTGTACCTAGCGTAGTAACGCTAGTGCATCGTCGTTATCGTAAGTATGTAGATCGTACTGACCTGACGCAAGAAGCATACGCTTGGGTAATGACACGCATCTCATACTTCAATGGACTATTGGAAGAAGAGAACGAAGTCGTACGTCTTGCTAACCAAAGGCGTATCGGCTGGCAGATGAAGCGTGCTATCGAACGCTATGCCCGCAAGGAGAAGGCTGCTAAGTCTGGATACCAGACTAATGATGAAACCTTTTATGATGTCATTACTATCGCACAACTCTTGCCTTATGTAATCGCAAGTGTGGTCAATGATACTGCCATTGAACAAGCGCAGAACCTAGTCAATGATGGCACACCACGCAAGCCTGCTGCCCCTGCCGAAGGTGGCAACCTATTAGCCACACTCATCGACATCAAGAAGGCTTACGAGTTACTAGATGAGGATGAGAAGAACATCCTGCGCCTGCGCTATCACGAGAACTACACACTGCAACAGTTAAGCGAAGCAACAGAGTGTGCTATCTCTACTGCTGATCGTAGGTGTGGTAATGCACTACGCAAACTACTTAACTTTATGGGAGGGGAGTCTCCTTACCAATGATGTATGACTATCGTTGCCCTGACTGCAACACAGAACTAACTATTGAACGTAGCATCCACGAAGAACCGCGTGAACCATCCTGCTTTGAGTGCCACATACCTATGATACGTAAGTGGGCTTCTCCTTCTATTACATTTAAGGGCAAAGGCTTCTACTCCACAGGCGGATAGCAAAGAACCCCACCGCAGGAAGGGTTTGCGGTGAGGTCCTAGTCGCCCGAAAGGAGGATGCACTTATAGTGTATCAGTACCATCCTCTTCTGTCGCTATGTTGGAGAGCGCGACACGCAGATTTTCCATAGCGGTGTTCAAGGTATCGTAGACCGTGAAGGATTTGTAGTTCAGGTTGTCCACTACGCTCTCTAAGGAGTTGAGCAATTCCGTAAGCCGTGCTTCTTGGTTTGCCCGAAGAGTCTCTTGGGCGAGCAAGGTGGTCGAAGCGGGATTCACGGGTCCATAAGGTGACAAGGCACCTGATCTGGTCTTGATTGTAACCGAGTGCTCGTGCGTAACTAATTGCAAGTGCCTTGTTCTCACGCTTTTCCTCCATCGTTGCCTTCGTCCGTGCTTCTATGTATGTTTTCTTTGAGGATAGGGGCACCTCGTCCGTCTGCTGTGCGGATACGAACACCGACAACAGGGACAGTATTACCGCTAAGGTCAAGCCACGTTTTGCCTTCTTGTTCATCTGTCTTCTTCTCCATTTCGAGCAACTGCTTATAGGTATCAGGGTATAGATGAGCAAGGCGTACTAGCGCACGATCTCTTGCCCTTCTGTAATTACGTTGGCGCACTGCTTGGTTTGCAGCACCGCGCAATCTCTTATTCTCTGCCTCCATTGTTTGTCTTATCCTCCCATACGATTAGAGCGTAGGCTATCAGCATCACGATAACAATTCCCACTACTAGATTCATTGGAGACCTGCCATTACTGCGAACACAATCTTTGTAATGTCAATGGGTTCAATTATCAATCGCGCATCCTCTTCCCCTGCTTCCCAGCAAGAGACTAACAGGCGTGAGTTCAAGGGTGACTGGCGTAGCCATTGGACTGCGCTATGCGGGTCTTCCCCGCCCCATACTGCATTGCCTTCTGCCGTTGCTATCTCGTAGAAGTTTACCAGTTTATTCTTTGGGTGAAATCCCACCACGTTATCAGTTGTCATCACTTCCTCCTTCGTTGAATGCATCTACCATTGATAGAGCATAGGTCATACGCATCAGGTTCATACCTGCCTCCTTCTCTGTCTCTTCATCTTGTATCTGTATCAGCGCAAGGTCACGACACAATTCCGCCTTGGCTTTCCAGTAGTCTACCGTAGGTTCAGACATTAGACACCTCATCTACCTCGAAGAAGTACTCCACCGCATTATCATCTATCAGTTCACGCAAGATGTCACGCTTGTTGGCAGCCCAGATGCGGGCATCTTCTTCTGTCTTGAACTCATCAGTTGTGCGGTACACAACCTTTGCAATTCTTATCTCAAACTCCTTCATCTTCCACACCTTCCTTGATTACATCATTGATGGTCTTGTCCACCTTCTCTGTTGGTAGTTCGATCTTAGATAGGGCTTCACCTAGCGCCGTGCGCCAGTTAGTTGCCTGCCCTGTGGATAACTGCTTAGGCTCTGTGCCTGCAAAGTCCCACAGTTCCACGTCATACTGCTTGTTAGCGGGTGCAATCACCACGGTAAACACAAACTGCGCCATCTTATCCTGCTCACTCATCATCTTCTCCTCCTTGTAGTTGGTATTGTTCGAACCTTTCGGCTGATGTAGTTCCACACGTGTGCAGAACAATTATGTACCCTTTAAGACACCCGTAACAATCATTTATCATCTTCTCCTCCCTTGCTTATCATCCTCTCCATCCAATAGGCTATTGCACAGATTGGTATACCGTATAGTAACAGTAAGCCCCATAGGACTATTGCATCATTGACCATCTTGTCCTCCTTCTTCTAAGAATCGTTTAAGGCATAGATAACCTTGCTCACCGCTTAGCATTGTCGCTTGGGAGGTATTCCCAAGCCAAACATAATATATGTAATCTGAAACTTTATTCACGCCACTTCCTCCTTCTCACATATACATAGCCACATAACTTGACCGCAATCCTCGCAATAGTCACTCATCTTCTTCCCTTTCGTGTAAGTATCCTCCCATAGTGGAGTGCAACCCTGTATGGATCACGATATCGCCCGCGCTATCCTCCGTAAGCCGTGCTCCTGGCATATTCTCCTCTACCCATTCTTTCAACTCTTGAATCGTGTCTACCTCTTGCAACTTCATCTTGTCACCCTCCAATCTTCCCAGTTATACCGCGCTCCTTGTGGTGCGGTCTCTCGAATCAATGTCACGCCACACTTACAGTTTGTCATCACCATTGAGTAATCTTCACTATTGAGCGGTACTAATACCGTCTCCGCCCCGTTTGGTTCGTGCTTATGGTTCAACGCTTCTTGAATCATCTCTTGAATGCTCACGCCTTGACCTCCTTCTTCTCTGCAATCAATAGCCCTGTGTGTATGCCCGCAATCAACTTGCGTAGACTATGGGCTGCTTCTGCCTTGCTCCCGCCTAGATAGTCACTAAATCCGCGTGGCTCCCAGTGTCCTGAGCCGTACTTACTGCCTCCTGTAAAGTGGACGCGCCAGGCTCGCCCGTATGTCTTGCTTCCCTCTTGTAATACTAGGTGCGGGCGCTTCATTGATTCGTAAGGCGCATCTTCCACTACTTCACCCTCGAATAAGGGTTCGATTAACTTCTCCAGCGTTGCCACTAGTGAGCGAACTTCTTCAATCGTAGTTTGCATTACATTACCTCCACGGTCTGAATAGTTCCGTACTCACGGATGATGTCTTCTAACTTGTCGATTGAATCAATGTCAATTTCATCTTCGTCTGGATTCTCCTCTGCCACGGCTCGCGCTAAGTCTTCCTCCTTGATAATAAAGAGGGTATCGCCTTCTCCGTCTGCTGTGTCAATCGTCCACCAGTCGCCATTCTCATTTGATACATAGTAAATCGCCATTAGATTGTCCCTTCCTTCCAGTTGCCTTCACTTCCTGTTTGCTTGCACTCAGGGCAAGAGTACTCAATCGAGTTTGTAAGGGCTTCGTACTTTGCCATTACTTCCACCTCGTGCTCACAATTTGAGCATTCTATCGCCACGTCAATCATCATTTCCCCTCCTCAATCCACATCCACGCGTAACGCTTCTCTCGTGTCCATTCATCTAGCACCCATTGTGCCTCTTGTGCCGTCGCGTAATCCTCCTTTGATGTAAAGCGGGCGTAACTCTTGGCCGTTTTAGGATTCTCGAATGAGCCGTGAACTGTGTACTTCGCCATTACTTGCCCTCCTTGCTTAGTTTTCTGAGTAGTCTGTCGATTTTTTCCTGTCGTCCGTCGCCCCATTTTCCTACTGTGTCATTGCGTAGTGCTGACTTAATGAGCAGGATTTCCTCCTGAGTTAGTTCCATTTCAAGCCCCTTCCTGAGCCTAAGAGGGGACGGTGATGTCCTCCTCTAGTGCCCCCGTGAGAGTGTGAGTCTCCTAGCCCGTAGCGCGGGGGCGGTCTTGCTAATCTTACGCCCTAACCTCCTCGATTACTAGGGTCTCACGGTCTATCTGCTCGCAGAATGCCCGCGCCTCTTTCAAGGTGTTAAAGGTTTCGCGGTAATCAATCTCCCTCCCGAACGTATAGCGTCCCGCCGTATAAGAGAGATAGTAGCCTCCCCCTCTCTTGATGTAATAGTACTCAAATACTCTTGTCGTTCCCTCCTTGCTCGTCTGTCGCGTGTAGATACTGCTCGACACTTTCGGATTCCATTCCATTAGTTCGCCCCCTCTTCCTTAGTATAGCCGTCGTACAATCCTGCCTTGATGTCATTATCTATCCATCTCTCCGCGTTATCCGTCCAATTCGAGATGTCTGCCGTTTGGGTCACATTCCCGTTTGCGGAGGTTATCGTGTACCGTGTTCCCTCCGTTTGGATTGTCTGCCCGTTTGGGTGTGTGTATTTCGCCATTACTTCACCCCGCAGGCGGTAAGGAATCGGGCAGAATCGAATCGGGGATTGTCTGCCTGTAATGCGTCTGCTAGATTGCGGGCTATATCTGCCCCAATCGTCTCTTCTAGTTCTACCATTTTCCCGAAGTTTGCAAATACTTCTGCAATTAACTGGTAATCTTTCCTTGTCATTCTTGTATCTCCTCTTAGGCTAATTCAAGCGGTTTGGCTTGATGAGATAAAGGTATAGGGTTGTCTACCGTATGTCAAGCCCAAACAAGGGTTTTTTGGTAACAGTTTGATAACGTTTGGCTGAATGATTCCTGAGAATAACAAGGGCAGCCGTGTCGATATGTCGACAATTCAAGAGGTGTTCGATAGTTGAATCTTCAATTACTTTATTACTAGCGGGTAACTTAGTGGGTAGACAATTGATAAGGATATGTCTAAGTCTATTGAGAGAGTTTATTAATGGACAGAATAGTTTGATATGTCTACCCGCCGAAAGTAGAGACCGCCCCCTGTTTTGCTATAAAGTTATCCACAGGGTTATCCACAGGCTGTGGACAGTTGGCAACGCGGTCGGGCGTGGCGCAAAACGTGACCCCCGTGTGTTAAGTTCCGACACCACTACATACATACTCCCCAACAAAAAATATACGCTAAAGTGAGATGTCCCGTAATGTCCTATTTTGTACACATATTCCGTGTGACCTTGGTCACAAAACGTAAATAAAATCTACCGTAGACGGGAAATCGGTTATTTTTCCTGCCTTATATATAGTAGGGAGTAAAACGAACCAGTACTAGTTTTACGACCGATACTCGCTACGTTGGCACTACGCGAGTCCCCCTAGGACGAGCACCAACTTACCCCTCGCTGCGCTGTGGCTTGCTCGGGCGCTAAGCCCGAATGGTGCGGTGCACGGCACCGCTTTTAGTGGGGATAGTTCTATCTCCAGTAGAAACACTTCCCCTAGTATAAAATTTTTTTTCGCGCCTTCGGCGCTTTATTAGAGGAGAACAGATGACGGAGAAGTCCAGTGACATCGCCAAGCGTCTGATCCTTTCAGGTGTAGCAGAAGGTCTTACCATCGAGGCAGCCACGGCTGCATCTGGTAAATCCTATAAGACCTACGAGTACTACCGCAGGACCGATAAGGTCTTTGCAGATAAGATGGACCGAACACGGCTAGGTTTGAAGGATAAGAACTTTGCCTCATCCGATGTCCACGACTTAAACTTTACAGAGTTCCGTGAACGCTACCTACACTCTAAGACCTTTGCTCATCAGCAGAACCTGATAGATGTAATCGAGGGACGAGAGCCTTCCTGGCTACATCCCAGTATGAAGTATGAACCAGGGCTGGCTAGTAACCGTATCCTTATCAATATCCCGCCCAACCACGCCAAGTCGATGACGGTCACAATTGACTACGTTACCTGGCAGGTTTGTCAGAACCCCAACTTTCGTGTGCTGATTGTCTCTCAGACTCAGCAACTAGCAGCAGACTTTCTCTACGCCATCAAGCAACGCCTGACTCATCCTAACTATGAAGCACTGCAACAGGCTTACGCTGCTGGCGTAGGGTTTAACTCTAAGACCGCTTCGTGGCAAGCAACCCGTGTGACCTTTGGTGATGAACTCCGTGAGTCATCTGAAAAGGACCCGAACATC